TTTTGACGATGAGACGCCGTGTTGGCCGGAGTTTTGGAGTTTGGAGGATTTGACTGCGGTCCGCGCATCTATACCTTTGAGCAAGTGGAATGCTCAGTACCAGCAGAATCCGACGGGTGAGGAGAATGCTATTATTCCTCGCGAGTGGTGGCGCAAGTGGGAGCGTGAGGCGGTTCCTCAGTTAGAGTTTGTGATACAGAGTTACGACACTGCGTTTAGTAAGCGGGAGAGCGCCGATTTTTCTGCTATTACAACGTGGGGTGTGTTTTATCCCAACGAGGGCGGAAGCGGACCTAATTTAATTTTGTTAGACAGTAAAAAGGGGCGCTGGGATTTTCCAGAATTAAAAGCTATAGCTTTTGAGGAGTACAAGTTTTGGGACCCTGACACGGTAATTATTGAGGCGAAGGCGAGTGGTTTACCGTTGACTCAGGAGCTTAGAAGTGCGGGTATACCTGTAGTTAACTTTACGCCTAGTCGTGGTAACGACAAGATAAGCAGGGTGCATGCGGTAAGTCCCATGTTCGAGGCTGGAATGGTTTGGGTCCCTGACAAGGTATGGGCAGATGAATTAATTGAAGAGGTTGCTGCGTTCCCGAATGGGGAGCATGACGACTTAGTTGATAGCATGACACAGGCTTTAATGCGGTATCGTCAAGGTAATTTTGTACAATTACCAACAGATGATTGGCAAGACGAGGATGTTTCTGCTAAGGTGCGTGTATATTATTGACGGAGGGCCTTATGGCTACTGGTGGATTAATGGATACTAACGTCCCAAGTCAGTTAGACGAGGACGATTTACGGGCTGAAATTGAGATTGAGCTACCTGATTCGGGTGCGGATCCTTATTTAATGGCCGCGGATCTTGACCCGGAGGCTCCGGAGATTGAGATTACTACGGATGATGACGGCAGTGTTGTTGTGGACTTTGCGCCTGACGACATGCGTGGCGAGGACGCTAATTTCTACGCCAACTTAGCTGAAGAGATCCCGGACCGCGAGTTAAGCAGCATTGCGTCTGATTTGCTTGGTGCGTTTGATTCCAACAAGGCGAGTCGTCAGGAGTGGGAAGACACTTACAAGAACGGCTTAGAGCTTCTTGGTTTTAATTACGAGGAGCGCACGACACCGTTCCGCGGCGCGAGTGGCGTGACGCATCCATTACTTGCCGAGGCTGCCACGCAGTTTCAGGCGCAGGCGTTTAATGAGTTACTGCCTTCTAGCGGGCCTGTTCGGACTGTTGTTCTGGGCAAGGACACTCGTGAAAAGCAGGATCAGGCGCATCGTGTGAAGCAGTTTATGAATTTCTACATTACGAATGTCATGGAGGATTACACTCCTGACATGGATCAGATGTTGTTTTATTTACCGCTGGCGGGCAGTGCATTCAAGAAGATTTACTACGATGAGAGCTTGGGCCGTGCGATAAGTAAGTTTGTTCCTGCTGAGAATTTAGTGGTTCCTTACGATACTTCTGATTTAGATACTTGTCCGAATATAACGCAGGTTGTGCGTATGGATTTAAACGATCTACGCAAGAAGCAGGTTGCTGGCATATATCTCGACATTGACGTGATTCCTTCTCAGGGGGATATTACGGGTGTTCGTGAGGAGATTAATCGGATTGACGGCTATGAGCCTAGTCAGATTGATTACGACTGTACTTTGTTAGAGTGCCATGTGGATTTAGATCTTGAGGGTTACGAGGACATTGGTGAGGACGGCGAGCCTACGGGCATTAAGGTTCCTTACATTGTTACTATTTCTCAGGATAACGGCGAAGTATTGTCGATCCGCAGAAACTTTGACGAAGAGGACGAAAAGAAGAAGAAGATACATTATTTTGTACACTACAAGTTTTTGCCGGGATTTGGCTTTTACGGCTTGGGTTTAATCCACACAATTGGTGGTTTAGCTCGTTCGGCAACATCTTCACTGCGTCAGTTGATTGATGCTGGTACATTATCTAATCTCCCTGCGGGATTCAAAGCCCGCGGACTGCGGATCAGGGATGACGACGATCCTTTACAGCCGGGTGAATTTAGGGATGTGGATGCTCCGGGGGGTGCTATTCGCGATAGTTTAATGCCTTTACCGTTCAAGGGACCGGATCAGACGTTATTTAATCTGTTAGGTTTTGTTGTTGACGCGGGTCAGCGGTTTGCGACGATTACGAACATGAAGGTTGGCGACGGCGATCAGAGTGCTGCGGTTGGCACTACTATTGCTATGTTGGAGCAGGGGTCCCGTGTAATGAGCGCGGTTCACAAGCGGCTTCATTACGCCATGCGTTTAGAGTTCAAGATACTTGCGCGTGTGATGGGCGAGAGTTTGCCACAAGAGTATCCTTATTCGGTTGCGGGTGACGATGCCACTGTGATGGCTTCTGACTTTGACGGCCGTGTAGATGTGGTTCCTGTTTCTAATCCGAATGTATTTAGTCAGGCGCAGCGGATTGCTTTAGCTCAGACTAAGTTACAGTTGGCGACACAGGCTCCGGAGATACATAACCTGCACGAGGTTTACCGTGACATGTATGAAGCGCTGGGCGTGAACGATGTCGATAGATTAATGCAGGCGCTACCGGACGAAGAGCCGCGGCCTGCGGACCCTGCCCAAGAGAACATCAACGCGCTGGACCAGATGCGGTTACATGCGTTTACGGGTCAGGATCATCAGTCGCACATTATGGCTCACTTAGTATTTGGTTCTAGTCCTATGATTGGTCAGATGCCTGCCATTGCGGTATCGTTACAGAAGCATGTTTTAGAGCATGTTAAGATACAGGCCGAGGAGCAGGCGATGGCTCAGATGGGTCAGATGCAGGGTCAGGGCGGCGACGAAGCTCAGATGGAGATGCAGTATCAGGGTATGGTTGCTCAGTTGGTTGCACAGGGTATGCAGGCAGCAAAGCAACTTTCTGGACAAATATCTGGCGAAGGACCGGATCCTTTGATACAATTAAAAGAGAAAGAGATTGACATAAAAGCTAAGTCGGAAGAAGCAGATGCACAAGTAGATCAGGCCAAGTTACAGCTTGACGCTCAGAACCAGCAGATGCGCGGTCAGCAGTTCCAGCAGAGGCTTGCAAGTCAAGAAGGTCAGACGGACAAACGGATTGAGAGCGCAATGCAGCGCGAATTGTTAAAACAACAGCGAGGACAGTAAGATGGCGGACACTTATCCCACAAATGATGAATACGCTAAAGAAGTTTTAAAAAGTGACGGCGGCAGAAAAGACCCTCGTACTTTTATTCCAAGGAAGAGCCCCGAAGGAGCGCCTGCTCCTTCCGCGCCTGCTCCAAGAAAAGGGCCTTCTAATAATTTAGACTTGGACCCACGGTCAAACAAAACAATAAAACAACTTGAAAAAGAAGCTAAAGACCGCAAGAAAGCAAAAGAATCGGCTAAAAAATATCTTCAAAAAAACAAAAAAAGTAGCGGAAGGGGTTCTGGCACAGCCGAGTTAATGGAGCTTCATACGGGTGGTCGGAAGAAGGAACGGGTTAAACAAGAATTAATTGCTGGAATGCTCACTACTTTAGATAAAATGAAACCCAAAAGAAAAAAATCTAAAAAAGGACCAAGATAATGGCAAAAGTAAAAGTAAACGGTTCTGCACCGGGTCCTACCCCAAAGGCAGTTCCTTACGCTCAGATTGATAAGCAGGGGCGTATTCCTTATGGCAAGACGGCGGATGTTAAGGTTCCTACGTCTATGAAGCGTGGCACGGCTCGCGGGATGGGCGCTGCAATTAAAGGGGGCGGCTACTTAGAGTGCTAATTGATGGAAATGGACGCGCTTTGGAATTTTATACTGACGGCTGGAGTGGGAGCTTTGGGCTGGTGGATAAAATCTCAACATTCTGAATTGAACCGCGTTACCATTTTATTGAATAGAACTCGTGAAGAGCTTGCCAAGGAGTACTCTACTAAAGTTGAGAGCAACGCATCCATAGACCGATTGATAACTCGGTTAGATGCTCTTGATGCAAAAATGGATAGGATGTTAGAACGTTAGCCTAAGAAAGCTCCCACTATGTTAGACCCGGTTTCAGCGATTGCTTTAGCTACCAGTGCCTACAAAGGCATAAAGAAGGCTGTAGAGGTAGGCAAAGAAATAAGTAGTTTTACGGGAGCTATCTCTCAGTTTGCCAAAGCGTCATCCGATATAGACTTTCTTGAGAAGAAGTCACAAAAGCCTTCTTTATATCATAAGTTGTTTTCTAACACCGAGGCCACCGCTTTAGATATTTGGTCTGCTAAAAAAAAGTTAGAGCAGCACAGAACTGAGCTAAAAAACCATATATCTTGGACTTATGGCCCGTCAGCTTGGAAAGAAATTGTCAAAATAGAAGCTGAACAAAGAAAGCGACAAAGGGCATTGGTGTATGAGCGTCAAGAATTTATAGACAATTTGATTAACGGCATAATTATAACAATAATTACTGTCATTGCCCTTGGAATATGTGGCGTCGTAATCTATTTTGTAGGGAAATCTCAAGGCAAGTGGTAATGGTGCAAAGAGGCAGAAAGTACGTTGTATATGACAAACACGGAAAAATAGTTATAATAACAATAGATCGCAATATTGCAATAAATTACGCTAGGGTTCGATATGGAATTTGACAAGGCTGACCTCGATAAGAACGGGTCTATTGACAGGCAAGAGTGGAACGCTTTGCAACTAGAGGACAAGCGCCGTGAGATGGTTGACGAAGACTTAAAGCGCAATGCAGAACGTAGGTTTACTGGGTTTGCTTTGGCTGGAATGTTACTTTATCCGCTGGTAATATTATCGGCTTCGTGGCTTGGTCTTGATAAAGCGGCTTCTCTTATTACCGATATAGCCTCTGTTTACGTTATTGCTGCATCTGGCGTTGTTGCTGCGTTTATGGGGTTTAATGCTTATTCCGCAAAGGCAGATAAGAAAACTTCTATAATGTATGAGAAAGAACAGGGAGATAAATAATGTCTGACAAGAAAATAAAAAAAGTTATAAAAGGTTTAAAAAAAGCTTCCAAGCTGCACGCTGGTCAAGCTAAAACCCTAAAGACCGTGTTAAAAAAGAAAAAAAAGAAATGAGTATTATAGCCTCTCTTATTGGGCCTGTTTCTGGTATCTTAGATAAGTTTGTCGAGGATAAAGACCAGAAGGCGGCTTTAGCCCACGAAATAGCCACGATGAGTGACAATCACGCTCAACAGGCGTTGTTAGCTCAGTTGGAGATCAACAAGGCTGAAGCGGCGTCTGGCAGCTTGTTCAAGGGCGGCTGGCGACCTTTCGTGGGGTGGATTTGTGGATTTGCGCTACTGTACCACTTTATCCTCTGCCCACTGATTATATTTGTAGTGACACTTTCTGGTGCAGCAATACCACCACTGCCTGAGTTTGACATGGGTAGCCTTATGACAGTGCTACTAGGCATGCTCGGCATTGGCGGATTGAGGACATTCGAGAAACAAAAAGGGCTAACGAAGTAGTGTGGGTGCTGGTTTGGATGCAGTTAATCTCGGGGCAACCCGTAGAGTATTTCCAACTAGCGGTGTACGGAAGTAATGTTGAATGCGAAAAGAATAGAAAACACGCAGAGATTATGGTAACACACAACGGAATCGCCGTTGCTTGCTTGGAGGTTAAGGTATGAAGATGTTTGTAAACTTATACTATAGGATCAAATACAAACTAACGGGTGTGCTATATCACAAAAGCACTAATGTTAATGTTACAGGCGTTACGGGAAGTGTACTGGGTAAAAGTTCCAAGAAAAAAGGAAAAAAGAAATGACCTTTAAACTATCAGCACGAAGCCTAGACAGGCTTATCGGTGTAGACGAACGACTTGTTTCCGTAGTAAAATCCGCAATCCACCATACAAAAATAGATTTTGGTGTGATCTGTGGGATGCGAACCCACAAAGAACAAGAAGACCTTGTGGCAAAGGGCGCGTCACAGACGATGAAATCCAAACACCTTGATGGACTTGCCGTGGATCTTATGGCATATATTGGCTCAAGGTCGTCCTGGGAATTAAATCTTTATGACGATATTGCCGCTGCTATGGCTGAAGCGGCTCGCGAAATTGATGTGCCCCTTCGTTGGGGTGCTGCTTGGACTGTGCCAAATATCGCACATTATCGAGGCGGCACGATGGAAGATGCAATGAACGAGTACATTGATGAGCGTAGAATGCAAAAACGCAGACCGTTTATAGACGGACCACACTTTGAACTTATGATTTAGGAGAGTACGATGAAGAAGAAAAAGGGTATGGCAATGGGCGGCAAGATCAAAGCCAAGGGTATGGCATTGGGCGGCGCTGTGATGCCAATGGGCAAAGACCCCAAAACTGGTAAGCAGGTTCCTAAGTTCGCCATGGATGGCGTAGGCAAGATGGCTAAAGGTGGCCGCGTCAAAGCCAAAGGTATGGCAATGGGCGGCAAGGTCAAAGCCAAAGGTATGGCAATGGGCGGCAAGGTCAAAGCCAAAGGTATGGCCATGGGCGGCAAAGTTAAATCCAAGGGCATGGCTATGGGTGGTAAGATTAAATCCAAAGGTTACGCATTGGGTGGCAGTATCAAGTCCAAAGGCGCGGCTATGGGCGGCGCAGGCTTCGGCGCAGCTCGTTCTTCAGGAAAAGCGATAGTCACCTATTAATGGCCTTTCTACAAAGTAACATCCCGCACTTTAAGTGCTGGGTGCGGCGTGAGTACACACACAACCATACTGCGTACCACGGAGAGTTTTTACATGCGATGGCGATTGGCGTCACCACCATGCCGAACAGATGCCTGAGTTTTCAGGTGATTTTCACTGGCTGCGAAGCGGACATCGAGGGTATACCTAATGTCCATGGCGGAGCTATGTGGGCGAGAATGCCCATTAC